AGCTGAGAGGCACCTGCTCTACCCTTGGTAGCTCGGGGGGAGAGCCATGCGCCGGCGATGAGTCGCCGTGCGTGTGTCATGCTACGAGCACATTGACCACTGGCATTGGAACAGCCATGGTCCTCGGGCCGCTAGACGACGATCCGAATCAATTCGTTGATTTGGACTTTTCTAGCGTGCCGGTGGAAAGATTGTCCGAAAGGACTATCCAGTCTTTTTTCCACCGTCTTAAGCTCTACGAACGCCGACCCACTTGGTGGCGCGCCCTTCACGTGAGGAAAGCGTATTCGGCTATGTTCGTCGGCCTCGTTTCGCTCTTTATGGTTTTTAGTCACAGAGTCACCGCTGATTTTACCGCGGAAGGAACTCTGCTGACCAGGAACGACGGTTCTTCCCTTTGGGAGACGTCGATCCCAGTCAGGACGTCTACGGCCATGTATTGCGAACCGAATGCCCATTTCATCAAGCCGACTCCAGTCGATCTTTCAGTTGATTTGTGTTTCCCAGAAGTTCCTTACTTCGTTCGCGAAAACGTCTCCATCGATGAGGTTCAGGCTTCCGTTTCCAGAGATCCAGACACCATGTGGCCAGAGCATTATGCCTACGACCCAGTTTACCTCGGTACGCCTCAGAATGACTTTGTTTTTTTTGGCATTGATTTCACTCCAAGGTATATAATCGACACTTCTCCTCTTGTGGGTCCTCTCCGGGACTACGTCGAGAAGTTGGTTCTACATTTTAAGGCCTTTACATTTGAAGACTTTGAGAAAGCTTCTTTTTTGACCCTTCGGTCCTTTGCATTGATTCTTTCGTCTGTTTCTGAATTCATCATCCGGGTTTTGTTCGCTTTCGTCAAGTTTTCAGTCTGTTGGTTGACTTCTTGTCTTTCGGACATTTTGTCCGCCCTCATTTTCTCTAATCGAAATACTTGTTCCTACAGGTTCGTTTTGATTTTTCCCTACGTTTTCTTTGTCGCGCTGTTGTGCGTTATGGTTCACGTTAGGCGATCTTTTTACAACCTTTTTGTTTATTCTACCTCTATTTTGCCACTTAAAGTCGTGTCGTTTCCTTTTGGATTCATCTCTAAACCCACAAAGACGTCAGTCGCCGAGCTAAAAGATTTTGTGCTCGTTGATTCCGCCGTGGTTAGAGAGATGGCCATTAGAAACTCCACAGTCTCAAAGATCACTTTAGATGGTCACAACAATTCGATTGCCAGGACTCAAGTTTTCTTTTATTATGAAAGCGACAAAACCATGAATTTCGTCGGTTCTGGGACTTATTTTTTAGTTCTCCATTCTTCTGGAGCTAGAGTCCCTTATATACTGACCGCTGCTCACGTTTATGAATCAGCAACCCATTTTTCTTCGGCCACCTCCGCCGGTTACTTTGGTCAAAGGTTTGCTCCTTTGAGCGCGTCCAAATTGGTGATAAATTCCTTTGTTTCTCCTTCCGGAGATAGAAAGAACAACAATCCTCTTGACTTTTGCATTATAGAGGTTACAGACGCGCTTATGGCCAAGTGTAAGCTGAATACCGCTAAAGGCGTTGAACCTGCTCCCACTGTGGATGCTCGCAACAATACCTTTGTGAACGAGTTAGACACCGTTTTCATCGTGGGAGCTGTCAACCCCTCCGACAGAAGCGTCGGTCTTTTCTCCAGCTCAGGCAAAGTCGTCACTTCTAGACTTTCTCCGTCTCACCCATGGATTGCTGGTCATGAAGCGTCTACCACTGGCGGGTGGAGCGGAGCGGGCGTTTTTGTCACCAACGGTTCAGGACGGTTCCTCCTTGGAGGTGTCCATATCGGTGGTTGTCTAGGTGTCAACAACTTCATTCTTTTTGATGAGATTTTGGAGTTGCTGCGCATTGACTACGATTATTCCAATATCATCGCCAACAAAATGGAATCTCCGGAGGGTTCCTCTAGCAAACGGAATCGTTTCGGGGGAAGTTTCAAAAACGAGGTTCGCAAAGGCAGAGCTGACAAGTACGCTCTTGTTTTTAACGGTCCTGAAAAGGCTGTTTTAGACCCTGTAGCATTTGTTGGAGATTCTTTGATCTCGTCGCCCGATCTTCCCTCGGAGGCGCATTTTCAGCCGCCCGCGGGTCAGTCTCTCCGTGGGTCGACGAGCAAGATTTCATCAAATTTCCGCAAAGAGGTGCAAGATCTGACCATCAAGCCGAGTTTTTCTTTAACTACGCTTGTTACAAAAGAGTCGAATACGAGCCCATCGCAGGAGAAATTGGATACATCGCTACATGCCTTTCAAGGTTCTCCCCTTGCAAGCAAGCCAACCCCGATCCTGAGATCGTTGGACTTTTCCGACACGAATTCCCTGAGCTCGACGACAAATTTCACTTCGCTGAAAGGAGTCCAGCTTCGCTTGTCGCCTCTCTCTCAGAATACCACTCCCACCCAGGAATCAGTTTCCCCGGTAGTTATGAGCAAAGGTATGAAGAGGCGATTGAAAGCGTCACAAGGAACTACGCCTCCAACGGAGCGAATTGGTCCTTCAGCTTCGTCAATGGCATGTTCGACTTCGACGACATCTACGAAAGAGCTTTGTCTCAAGTCAAGCAGTCCAGCTCCCCGGGATATCCGTACATCTTACATGGATCTACGAACAAATCGATTCTCTCCAATTTCGGACCATTCATCAAGGAATGCGTCCGACGTCGTATCGAAGACATCTTCGACGCGGGAGACTACGAATTCGAAGATCCAGTCCACAATCTCTTCTCCAATTACAGAGACCCCGATCGCTATTTCCTCAAATCTCAAGCTCAGAGATCAAGTAAACTCCTCCCGCGGGTTATCGCTGGTTGCTCAGTTGTTGACCAGCTCGTCACCCGATGTTTCTTCCAAGAGTTTACCGAAGCAGAACAAAACTGCTATCCAAAGCTCTGTACCAAGAAGGGAATCGGCTTCAACGACGAACATGCATCTCTCCTTGGAGGACAGTTCGAAGTCCTCACGGAAGCGTACGGACCACCTTTCGTCTCCGACGTTAAAGGCTGGGAGAAGAATTACTCAGCACCGCTTGCTGAAGCCACTTCTCGCATTATTGACGGCTGCTGCGTCAACGCAAAGTCGGCCTCCAATCGTTACCTCCGTAGCTCTCTACGCTGGTGGAGCGAGACCCTTCTCAACAACACCGGTTATCTCGATTCTGGGCACGTCATCATTTTCGACGATGCCATTCCTGGCAACGGCTACAACCCCAAAGTCATGCGTTCTGGCAATTTCCTTACGACAACGGGAAACGGGACCCAGCGTTCTTTGGTTGCCAGAGTCGTCGGCACCATCCCTTTCTGCAATGGAGACGATTGCAACGAGTGGCTTCCCGGAGTCAGCGTTGAGCAGCTCCTCCAACGCTACAGCGACATTGGAGTCCCTTTACGGGATGCGGAACGCAGTGATGGCGAGACTTATTCTTTCTGTTCCCACGATTTCCGGAAAGTGGGCGGCAAGTGGATCTGCTGGTTGCAAACCTGGCAACGAATGCTGTGGCAGTGTTCTAGACAGAAGACCAACGATCCTGGCACGGATGCAAATTGGTTGCAAGAGGTTGAGAATATCCCCGACCGAGAGCTCTATGCTAAGATCGAGAGATTCATTCAGAACAGAGCCAAGATCCTCAGCCGCAAGGATCATGACGAAGAATCAGAAGAGTGCCCTGAGTAAGGCTAAAAACCACTCGAAAACTCCCGCGGCGGTACAGATAGTCGCGAAAGCTCCGAAGCAGACATCGCCCGTTCAGAAGAGAAAGAAGCCGCAGAAGCAGCTCGTTGCTTCTTCGAGCTATCGAAACGCTTTGTTACATCCCTTTTCCGAAGGTGCTATGGGTGCCAGAGTTCCTGACGCATTCGCCTGTCCCACCGTGACCTCCTGCGCGAGAGAGTTCATAACTATCCAGACTAATGCTCTCGGCCAGTTTGATACTATCCTCCTGCCTAGCGCTGTTATGCCTGCGGTTTCCACTAGAGCCAGTATTGTCAACGGGTCAACTTTGACCACACCCGATGGCGCTGCGTACGTGACCTCTTGCATCAACAACGGCACGACGGCTCTAGGAGGCAAAATGCGCAACCATCGAATTGTTTCCTGGGGTGCCAGGATCAGAAATACAGCTTCGATGACCAACTCTTCCGGGGTGGTCACCGTGGCTGTGGTCCCGATCCATGAACGTAGTCGCCTCCCAGGCAATTTCAACATCGGTGGCATACCCCCTTCCGGCACCGGAGCCTCTGTCTTCGGTCTTGGTATGTGGGTCGCTGGCAGTGGTTTCCCAATCATTGGTTCGGGAGCTAGCGCTCAGGTCGATCTGTCGTCTCTGACAAACTATCCGGATCATTGCCGTATCTCCGCGCTCTCTCTCGCTGAGACGGGCTACGAGGTCCATCCTAAGATCTGCGACCCTGGGGCTTTCACCTTCAGAAACTCCACCGATAGCCAGTTTGGCACCGACATGAATCCCATGACCTCTGCCGTGTACATCGGACCAGGTGATGCCTCCTATATCAAGTGTGACGGCTGGTCTGCCATCGTCATCGGTGGCACCGGCTTCCCCGTTGGCACCCCATGTATCGACATCGAATACGTGATGCATCTAGAAGGTTCACCTGAAGTGTCCTCGGCCACCATCTTTGTTCCGACCTCGCCCAGTGTTGTTGTCGATCCGCTGGCAGCGCAGCTGGCTCAGATGGCCCTGGCATACGCCCCTCCCTTCGTTCAGATGGTCGGCAAGGGTCTCGGTTTCAAGCCCATGTCCTAGAGCGCCCGGACTTCGCACGTCCCTAAACTGATCGGGTTCGCTACCTCAGCGCGTGAGTCAACACGTCAAACCTCTGGAG